GCTGCATCACCATCCGGCCACGTGCCGGGTCAGGTCGCAGTGGCGGCAGCGTTCGATGCGGGCCATGACAGGCGGAGCCGGGTAGTACCGCCACGTCATCACGCCCGGCTGGGGTTCGTCCATCAGGCGACGACCCAGTCCGCGCCGATGGCCTCGAACTCCACGTTGAGCTTCGCGGCCGTGTCGCCGATGTAGTCGACCAGCATGTTGAGCGGGCGACACGAGATGGTCGCGGTTCGGGTGTCGTCCTCGAGGTCGATGACGAGGTTGGCGTGGGCGGTCGGGTCGAACAGCGCCCGCAGTGTCTCCATCGCGTCGCGGAAGTCGTCGGTCTGGAGGGCTGCGGTCGCGCCGACTCCGGACACATGACCCTGGATCTCGATGGTGCGCGTATCCCTGATGCGGTTGCGGGCTGTCCGCCCTGCGGTGCCGGGGATAACGGTGTCGTTCCCTCGAACGCCAACCACCTCATCAAGCCCGCGCACCACCCAGAAGGTCAGACGTGGTTGGGTGCCGGTGATGGTATTCAGGTCCGTGCTGTTGAATGACTCGACCGAACGGATGGGAATGCTCATACGGGTTCGTACCCTCTCGGATCACGCATTCCCTGGACGCCGAACTGCGCCGCCCTGCGGATCTGCTGCACCACTTCACGCGGCGTGCGAGCCTGCTGGGGGAGCCCGTGGACCTCGGTGTGGAAGTGCGTCTCGCTGCTACCTCCGCTCGTCATCTTCTGGACGTCCTCGTTCTTGACGATGCGCCCGGAGCGGTCAGGGACGAACAGCTCCTGACCGCGCTCGCCGACCATGTAGGGCTGACCCTTCTGAACTGGGCCGCCAGCAGCACGGCCACCGATAGCACCGAAGACCTGACCGGCGATGCGCACGGCACCGGTCTTGGCGAAGTCGAACGTTACTTGTGTCGTCGTCTTCTCGGGCAGGTTCTGCAAGGCACGGTTCTGTGCCTTGACCTGCTGGACGACGAGGCTACGGGCCTGTCGCTCTTCGGTGAGCCGTGTCAACTGCGACTGTGCGAACGCCGCAGCCTCGCTGTCGTTGTTGCGGATGGCGCGAGCGAGGCGTCGTTCCCACTTGTCGATGTCCTCACGGACCTGCGCCAGACGCTTCTTGTTGGCGTCACCCGCGCCGATGATGTTCTTCCACGCCTTGTCGGCGCTCTTCTCCTGGCTCTTCAGCCCCTTGACGCCACGAGCGGCGACCAGAAGCATCGCGTCCGCTAGCTGCTCGGCTCGGGCGATGGCTTCCTCGACCTGTCGCGTGACCATCGATGCGACACCGCGGACCATCGTCGTAACGGTCTCGCCGACATTGCCCAACGTGGATGTCAGGCCCGTGCTGACACTTTCGCCGAGGGCCTTACCAGCCGAGACGATGGGACCGTTACCGCCGATGATGGCCGAGGCCATCGCCCCGGTGATCTCGACCCCGGCTCGCTCGCCCGCTTCGGCCGGCCCCTCTGGTCCGCCGAACATGCCCCCCTTCTCCCAGGGCAGACGGAATATCACACCACCAGACGGCGCGGTCGTTCCATCGAAGGCCGCTCCGAACGCGGAGATATAGGAGCTGGCGTTGATCCTGCCGGTCTCCTCGGCCTCCTTGCGGCCCATGTCCTTCGTGAGTTCTGCGCCACCCAGCGCGACAACCACCGGGATAGCCAGTGGTCCAGCGGTAGCGACGGCCGCGGCCGCGGCTCCGAGCAGGCCGCCGCCAGCGAGCGCGCCAGCGTAGGCGAGACCCGCCTTCGCGCCAGCGGCACCAGCCGCCGCGACGACACGAGGCCCGCCGAGTGTGGCCCATAGGGCGGTCGCTGCCGCGATGAACTTCGACGCTAGGAACGCAGCGCCTTGATACGCGAGACCGGCCGCCGCACCTGCGGCTGCGACGGCAGCCCGGACAGCCATGCTGCCCCCGGCCTTCGTCCACGCCTTGCCCAGACCACGCCCGAGGGCACCGGTCAGGGCAGGGAGCAGGAAGACCGCATTGCCGAGCGTGTCCGCGATACCCGCGAGGTCCTTCGTGATGGGGCCGACGGCGACGGCGACCTGATTCTTCAGCTTCTTGAACTGCTCCCCGAAGCCCTGCGTCGCCTCGGTCGCGGAGGTGGTCGTCTCCTCTCCGTTCTTGACGATGTCCACGTAGTCGTCGATCGCGAAGCGACCCTCTCGGATAGCGGCGACCATGTCCGGGCCAGCTCGCGAACCGAACTTCTTGACGCCGATGGCCATCGCCTCGGCTGACGTACCCGCGTTCACGATCTGGTCGACGAGGTCGGCCAGCCCTTCCTTCGCATCGATGCCCTGCTTGGCGAACTCGCCGAGGGCGATCTTCAATCCACCGAGGGACAGCTGGACGTTGACGCCCTCCTTCTCCCACTTGCCCAGCAGGGCGATCGAGTCCTCGAACTCGAAACCGATGCTACGAAGCGGAGCGCCGAACGCCACCACCTGCTCCGCCAGCTTGTCGACGCCGATGCCCGTGGCCTGCGACGCCCGGAAGAGCTGGTCCATCGTCTCGGACTGGTCCTCGGTCGCGATCGACCAGTCGCCAAAGAGCCGGGTGATGTTGGCGACATTGGTGGCAGCGTCGGTCTTCGTGAGGCGCGAGAGGTCGAGCATCTGCTTCGTCAGGTCTTCCAGCCCCTCGCCGGTCTGCCCGGTCCTCGTGTTGAGGTCGGCCAGCACCGTGCTGACGAGGCCGAGGTCATCGGGCACGTCGCCGGCCACGTTCTTGAAGCTGTCCTCCAGCCCCTTGAGCGCGTCACCCGTGGCACCGGTGCCGATGCGGATGGTGTCCATGGCCTTGTCGTAGTCCTCGCCCATCTTGAGCGCGGCCACGCCGATGCCGCCGAGCGCGACACCGATGCCTGCGCCGATGTTCGCAGCGGTCAGTTGTGACTTGAGACGTTGGCCGAGCGTCTTGCCGGCCTTGTCGCCTGCATTCTGGGCGTCAGCGACCAACTGCTGGGAGTCGCCGCGGAACGCGAAGAACAGGTCGCCGATATTCACCCGATGGCCGCCTTCCGCTGTGCTCTAGCGATACGCCGTGACTGACCCACCAGCGCCTTGGCTAGAGCCCCGCGGATAGCACCCTCGACGGCCCCTCGGTCTCCTGTGACGTCCACGACGGCAGGGGAGAGGAACGGGCGTGCTGGCTGGCGTACCGTGCCCGTCTCGACGAACCGAGCCGGGAACCCGAACCCGACACCGACCGCCACGCCCTGACCGCGGACCTTCATGCCGCGCGGCTTCTTGTCGGCATCGCCTCCGACCTTCTTTCCATCGACGTAAGAGATGGTCCCGCCGCCCTCGATGAGTCCGACGCCGAACGGCGCAGCATCTGGCGGGCGTGTCTCTGCGAGCGCCATCCGAGCAAGCGCCTCAAGCCCTTCGGCAATACCCAGGTCGAGGCTGTGCAACGCCTCCCGGTTGATGACGACGGCCTTCTTGCGCGCCATCTAACTGCCCATCTCTCGAAGCACCTGCCGCGTCAACGGGATACCTGTGTTCGGGCCGTCCTGGGGACGCCCGGTCTGATCGCGTCGTGTCCCGCTCTCGCGGAACAGCCCCCAGCAGAAGTAGCAGAGGTGTAGAGGCACACCGGGAACCGGGCCAGCGACAGGCACAGCGTTGCGCCTGACCTCCTTGACCCGGCTGCCCGAGGTGCACCAGTGGCATCGCACGTCTAGTTCACCAGCCTTTCCCCACCGTGCTGGACACGGTCGGAAAACTTCGACGCGAGCGCCTTCCAGCCGCTGACGTTCGGGCCGGTGGCAACGTCGCCGTCCGTCTCGCGGCGGCGATGACGTGCACGCTGCTGCGCACGACCGGGAACGGTGGCGTCGAGGTAGCCGTTGGCGACGACGCTCTCCATCTCATCTAGGTGCTCGTCTTCCGCGGCTTGCGAGTACGCCCAGCGGATGGCGGTCTGCTCTTTGGACCAGTGCTCTCGGACGTGTCCGTAGTCAAGTCCGTAGGCTCGGAGACTCCACTGGTCAAGCTCGCCAGCCGTAGCAACATGTCCTCGTCCGCCAGCGACGCTAGCCACTCCCCGAGGAGACGCGAACGTTCGCCAAACGCCGCCGCTGCCGAACGGGCGGCGGCCTCCCCGAAAGGGTCCTCCACCGTAACCATCGCCATAAGCGCAGACTTGATCTCGACCTTCGTCGCAACCTCGCCGATGTCCAGACCAGCGAGGGCATCTTCCTTGTCGTAGGACTGGATGAGGGCGATGGCGGCGGGGGTTGACGACGTGAGCAGGGCTGCGAATAGTTCCGCTCCGTCCTGGTCGTCCTCGGGCTTCGGGATGCCCTGGAGCTCGGCCACAGCAGACGACAGCTCGCCCAGCCAAGCGTCGCTCTTGTTCGCGACGAGGGGCTGCAAGCCGTACTCCCGGCCTCCGAGGGTGATACGGAGGACCCCGCTAAGGGCAAGGTCCTCCGTGCGCTCCGCGACCACCTAGGCCGGGACGCGCAAGTGCCAGGGTGACGTGGTCGGCGTAGCCCCTGCGTAGCGGCTCTGGATGGTGGCGCGGAAGCCGGCCGCGGTCTCGTCACCGAATGACAGCTCTGCGCCTTCGGTGGTGGAGATGCCGGAGTCGAACAACAGTTCGTAGTAGCCATCCGGAGCTTCGGCCACGAGCGCGAACTGCTTGTAGGCCGCGTCGGGCTGGCGGCGCACCGATGACCCGGTGATGTCCGTCTTGCCATCGTCGTCGGCCTCCTCGACCGCGACACCCGAGGCGTGGGCGTACTGGAGCGGATCACGGAAGCTGAGCACTAGCGAGGTAATCGCGGTGATGGTTCGCCACTCTGGATCGGTGGTGTCGATCTTGATGACATCCCCGACTGCGGCATTCGTCACGGCTGTGCAGTCAATCGACGTTGCACCGATGACGGTCGCCGCGGTGCTCGTGGTATCGAGGTGGCCCGAGGACTTGACGGCTCCGGTGCCTGCAGTGGCGGTGGCCCCGGGGATGACAAGGGCAGCGTTCGTGCCGCTGATCTCCATCACCGTGGCTTCGATCTCGGCGGTCTCCTCGACCTTGTAGTCAAGGCCCTGGATGGGACCGAGGATATGGTTCAGGTCGGGGGTGAACCACCGCTGCGTGATACGTACGGCGGTGTCGTCCATCGTGGCACCGATACCGGACCACGGGGTGAGGACGGACAGTGCGCGGTGATAGAGCTGCCCCGCTCCGACGATGACGGCAGTAGGGTCGATCGTGACGGCCATCTCTGGCTCCTTTCGTTTCCTGGCCGGCGTACCGACCGATGACTGATGCGCTACCGCGTGGACGGCAGCGGGGAGGTGGGGAGTTGGCGACTAGGCGACAGCCTCCCTGCTGGTAATCGCCTCGATGGGAGCGACGTCGTAGTGGGGATATCTGGTATCTGGGTCGCGTGTCATGCCGTCGATGGCTGGCGCGCTGATGTCAGCGACGTAGCGACCACTCGTCCCGGTGAAGTACCGATTCTGATGGAGCGCAGCGCGGACAGCGCCCGCGAGCTGGCGGGCGGTGATGGCTCCGGTGGGTGTATCAGCGGCGTAGCACTTCGCCACACCGACCCAACGCTGGAGGCCGAGCCGGGTACTGCCCGGGCCGAACACCGCGAGCGTGTCAGCGAGGTCCGTCAGGACCACGCAGGGCAGCTCGGTGAACTCGCTGGACACCTTCGCCGCGGTCGTGATGGACAACACGCCAGCGTCGGCCTTGAGCACCGCGAGGATGACGCCGAACGGATCGACTTCGGTGGTCATCGCTTGCCCGTGCTGGCGAGGAAGACATCGGGGAGCGAGAGGATATGAGCGAGGTGAGCGTCACCCTTGACCTCGATGGACTGGCGCGGCTTCAGGATGTGCTTGCCAGCGTCGTCACGGAACGCGACAGACGCCTTGCCCTTGTTCGTTACCTTCGCCATCAGCCTTCCACCAGGTGAGCGTCCACCTTGAGGTGATGGCCCAGGCCGGCCTCGTCCTTGACACCGTCGACTTGATAGGTCAGGCCGAGGAACGAGATGCGGTCGTTCTCGTTGATCCCGGCCCCGCCCTCGAGGTAGATGCTGTAGTCGGAAACGACCGGGCCCGACTGTGACAACTGACCCATCTCGCGCACGCTCTTGGGCTGGACGAACGCCCGAGCGGTGGATGACGTGGCCCATGTCTGGGCAGCGACGCCTCGGTCGTTCAGAGCGCCCGCAGTGGCCCGTTCGATGGTGATGGTGTGGGGTAGTTTCATCCGACCATCACCGGGGACAGGCTCTCGAGGATGTATGCGCGCTGCTCCGGGTAGGTCGTGCCGCCGGCGGTGTTGCCGAACTGCGCCGAGTAGTCCCCGATGCGCTCGCCGGTCAGGCCGCTCGCGTTGTTGATATCCAGGCTGACGAGGGCCACCTGCGCGCGCTTGCGCTCGGCGAGGCGGTCGTCAGGGTCATGGGTGACCTTCACCAGCCCACGCCAGCAGGAGCCGGGGTTGGTCCCCGTGGCGAGCCGGTGGAGCATGTACCCATCGATGCGGTAGTCGTCGCTCGCGAGCGCAGTCTCACTCGCCGTGTCGGCGTACTCCACGATCGCCGAGATGGAGCCGACGGGGCGGCTCAGGACGACGGAGGGATATCCACCCTTGCCGTACTCGACCGTCGAGGTCGTCGGGCCAGCAGCCGCGGTGATGTCTGCCTCGGCAGCGTCAAGCAACTCCTGGAGCCGGTCGTTGGTCAGGCTGGAGCTGATGGACTCGCGTAGCTCGGTGACGGTCAGAAGGGCCATCTAGACCAGCGGCCAGACCTTGGCCGAGTACGTGATGGCGTCACCGTCGGCGTGAACCGCGATGACGCGGTAGACGTCAAGCATCTGCGTGTTCTCGGACAGGTTCGCGGTGTCCGCAGCGTCGGGGTGGACGATCAGGTTGACCGTGCCGACAGCGTCGACAGCAGCAGATGCGAGCACAGTGGCCCACACGCCCGCCGCGGTGCGGTTCTGGATGGTGAAGACGACAGACGCAGCGGCGGCGTCCAGGGTGGTGTTGATCTGCATCGCGAGCCCGCGGTACTGGCCCGTCAGGCGGAATGCCGCCGATGGGCTAGGGGTGGCGGTGCGAGCCGCTGAGGCGTAGATCGTGGTCGGGGAGACGAGAGCATTCGCCATCGGTCAGGCTCCTTGCTTCTTGCGGCGCGTGGTGCGCTTCTCACCAGGGGCGGCCGTAGCCTGCTCGATGACTGGTGCTTGCTTGCGTGGCTGGTCGACAGGCTCGAACATCGCGGCGTTCTTCTTGACGATGGGGTCATCGCCTGGCACTTCGTCGCCGACCGAGATGACCCGGTTGCCGACGATGAGCGTCACCGTTGCTCGCATCTGACTGGCCACTGTCACTCCTTGGTTGTGTCGACCAGGGCGGGCTGTGCGCTCGCCCTGGTCCTTGACTGACTCCGCTGCCTACTCGGCGGTGGTCAGGGTGTACAGGCGGAACGCGTCGTCGTTGATCGAGTCAGCGCCGACACGCCAGTAGTAGACCCAGCCTCGGGTGAAGCTCGGCAGGTTGCTCGCGGTCGCGAAGAGGTGGGGGATGAACTCGACCGTGCCGCCGATGCGGTCAGCGATCAGGTAGTTCTTCCAGTCACCGATGAGGAGCGTGTGGTTGACAGCGGTCGCCCCGGCATCAACGTCACTGTTCGCATCCATCGAGGACCACTCGCGGAGCGGGTAGCCCAGGAGGTTCGGGGGCACACCGCCACCGAGGTCCGTGAGATAGGCGTGATAGTTGTTCGCAGTCGCGAACTGGCGCATCGCGTTGATGGTCGAAAGCTCGGCCGTCCATGCGGTGCGGCCGGCGGCCATGCGATACCGGGGTGGCAGCGCCTGGGCAGTGGCGTAGATGTCTGCGATGGTCATCGCCTCACCAGCGGCCTGGTCGACCTCGGAGGCTCCGCCGTTGAGGGCAGTCTCGATGCCGATGGGCTCGTTCGAGCCGGAAGCGCCCGACCAGAACTTGACTGACTCGAGGTTGTCGCGAGCATCCGCGAACGCCACCGCCAACTCGCCGGCGAGGTTCTGGAAGTCGCCTGCGATCTCGATGGAGCCCTGCACGAAGGCTCGTGCGGTGCGGGTCGTGATGACGGGCTGCGCAAACGTTGGGCTGTCGTCCGAGACTTCGGCGTTCTCGGCATCGAAGCTGGCCGTCACACCAGCCGTGCTGATCCCGCGCCATGCGTCTCCGGTGACCGTCTCCACGCGCGCCATCTGGCGGACGGGGTTGGCAGATCCGGCGTTCGTGAGGATGATCGAGGGGTCGACCTGGAACGGGATGGCGAAGCCGCCATTCGCGTCGGTCAGGCTCATCGAAGCGCGGAACTCGTCCACGGACTGCACCGCGGCTCGCTCTGCGTCCGTCATCAGATGGTCAGAGCCCGACATGTGCTTGCCGAACGCACTGACGTAGTCGGGGTTGCCGGTGCGGAGCACGAGGCCGGGGACTACACCGCGCGGGTCGGTGACCTTCTCCAGCTTGCGGAACGTCTCCTGCTTGGCAGAGTCGTCGATGTACTCGATGGACTCGACAGCAGCCTTGGCACGGCCGCGGAGCTCGGCGACGGGAGCGCCGTAGCGGACCTCATTCATGTCGAACGGGTCACTGGTCTTGTTGCGGGTGATGTTGGGGACCTCGACCGGCTCGGTGTTAGCGATGCTGGACGCGAGACTGCGGATGTTGGCTCGCTGCACGAGGTCGGTCTTGCGGGCCTCGAGGTGCTCGGTCTCTTCGGTCAGCGCGGACCACTCGGTGCGCTGCTCCTCGGACCAGTCGTCCTCGGTCTCGGCAAGTTCGGTCTGTCGGGCCACGATCTCGGCTGCTCGCGCCTTGACGGCATCGAGTCCAAGGGCCCGGATCTCTTCGGGGGTCATCGGGTTAGTTCCTTCGCTCTGTGGATGGCTAGTGCCCGCTCCTTTGCGGACGGAACGAACGAACGAGTGCCTTGGGGCGGCTCGGCGTCAAGGGTTGCGGCTTCGGCTGCCGGCGTACCGGGTGTGCGAAGTGCGGTGACGGAGCGCAGTGCCTCCTCGAACTGCTCGGGGCTGCGGCTGCGCATGTGGTCGTAGTAGCGGTCGGTCATCGAGCGAACGCCTGCGGTTGCGGCGGGGTTGGCACCGAACGTCACGGGGCCGAACTCGAAGACGCGGGCCTCGGTAATGGTCCGCTCGGGGATGCCCTTGGGGTTGTGCTTCGATGCTTCGGGCTCGTCGTCCCACTGGTCCTTGACGACCTGGAACCGGAACGAGGCACCGTACTGGTCGGCCTCCAGCCCTGGGACGAGGTCGCGGTTGTAGCTGGTGTCCAGCAGGCGGACCTCGTAGGCCGGGCCCGTGATGTCTTCGCTCAGGGCCTCGATAGGGCCGAGCACCTTGTCCCCGATCTGCGGGTCCATGCCGTGCTGGAAGAGGACACGCATGGCGTCCTTCGACTCGGCGATGGTCTTCTTGAATGCCCCTGGCGCGATGCGCTCGAGGAACTTGCCCTCGAAGTAGGAGTCGATCTCATACCAGCTGTCGAAGATGGAGAAGTGCCCGAACAGGGTCGGCATCCCGCCTTCGTCGGTATCTGCCCGCAATGCGATGGCGTCGACCTGGGGGTCTAGTGCCCGCAAGATAGGCAGCGGCAACGTCGCGGGCGGCGCATCGCGC